ATGAGTACTTCGGAAGCAGACGTTTCCGCTGCGGCTACCGTCTCCAAGACGGTAAACTACAACCAGTACAACAATTCTCCGAAGTCGCTAAGTGCTGCGGAGATTTACCGTCAGACAAACAATCAGCTGTCCAGGACTAAGAAGATTCTGGAGGATACGTGATCACTCTGATCGAAGCTCGAACCCTCCAGGGAGACGTCTTGGCGCTGCCTCTCGGAGATGTCTCCGGAGGCTATAGTGTGCGGGACATGGACGGGCTGGACCCCGTAAAAGCCAGTGTTGTGTCATCGCAGTTCGCAAATTCCGACGGTGAGCAGTACCAGTCAAGCCGGCGGGAAAAGCGAAACATTGTGATGACACTGGGGCTCGAATCCGATTACGTCACGAACAGTGTTCGTGAATTGAGAAAGCAGCTTTACGCTTTCTTCAATCCGAAGAATTTTGTAAACCTTCGGTTCTATGACGATGAGGGTCTCACTGTAAGCATTGACGGTCGAGTAGAAACAATCTCATCGAAGCTCTTCAGTGATGAACCTACGGCTGAGATTTCCATACTCAATTTCGACCCGGATTTCCTGAACGTCGCTCCTTCTACGTTCCCTGGGTCTACGGTGTCCAGCACCACCACGTCTCTCATCCAGTATGCCGGTGATATTGAAACGGGTATGGTTCTCACTCTAAACGTGAACCGTACTCTGACCGAATTCACCATCTACAATACTGGCGAAGACGGAATTGTCCAGAGTCTGGATGTCCAGGCGTCGTTTGTTTCCGGAGATGTTGTCACAGTAAGCACTGTTTCCGGAAACAAATACGTCAGACTTACCCGATCGGGCATAACCTCATCAATTCTCTACGGGATGTCTACTCAATCAGACTGGGTAGAATTTGTTCCAGGTGATAACGACTTCAGAGTCTACGCCACAGGAGCCGCCATCCCATACACCATCACATACACCGAGCGTTATGGAGGACTGTGATGGAGGTGTATATCCTCGACAGTCTCTATCGTCGTATTGACGTAGTGGACCGCTACGAATCTCTTATCTGGACGGAACGTTTTTCCTCCGCGGGAGATTTCGAACTCAAGGTTCAATCGACTCTGGAGAACCGTAACCGGTTCACAGAAGGAGTCAAGTTGGCCATTCTTGAGTCTTACTACGTCATGATAGTAGAGACTGTCGAGGATGCCACCAACGACGAAGGCCAGGATATCCTCACGATCAAGGGCCCATCCCTTGAATCAATCCTGGACCAACGTCTTGCCCGAAGCGCGATGAACGACACCACCACGAATCCATCGTGGACGTTGACCGGAACGCCGAAGGCAATTGCGACGCAGATGTTCCATGATATTTGCGTCACGGGAGTCCTCGATCCTGGTGATGTGATTCCTCTCATCAACGAAGGAAGCATATTTCCAGCCGATACGACTCCCGCACCTAGCGATACCATTACTTATGTAGTGGATCCGGACACTTTGTACAATGCGGAGAAAACTCTCTGCGATCAGTACCTGATGGGTTTCCGTCTCGTGAGGAACGGTGACCTGTCTCAGCTGTGGTTCGATATTTACATGGGAAGCGACCGGACTTCCCATCAAACCACGCTTCCAGCGGTCGTATTCAGTTCAGGTATGGCCAATCTTCAGAACACTTCCGAACTGCGATCTATTTCCACGTACAAGAACGCTGCTTACGTGATCACCCCCGTCGGTACTCGTATCGTCTACCCGGCTGACGTGGATCCTACGGTCAACGGATTCGAACGTCGGGTTCTCATCGTCAAAGCAGATGATATTACCGACACCGATCCAGTAGCAGCCCAAGCAGCAATGCTCCAACGCGGAGTCGACGAATTGGCTAAGAATCGGAAGATTCATGCTTTTGACGGTGAAATCAGTCAAAACAGCCAATATGTGTATGGGGTCGACTATCGATTGGGCGATCTGGTCGAAAGTCGAAATTCGGACGGCGTGTCCAACAGCATGCAAGTGACCGAGCATATTTTCGCTTCAGATGCTCAAGGTGTCCGGTCTTATCCGACACTCGCTGTTACTCAGTTCATCATTCCAGGTTCCTGGGCTGCTCTTCCGCCTGGAAAGATCTGGAACGATTACACGACTGAAACTTGGGCGGACCTGCCCGGATAGGAGATACCCATGGCAGTGGGGGATGAGGCTCAGGCAGCCGGCTTCTCGCTCGTCGCGAACACCGACATCGTCAAGAACGGCGCGATGGAGATCAACCGTACGAGAGACTATGTCGCTGAGGTGAAGGGCACTGTGCCAACCACCAAATCGGCCGCTCGCTCTGCCGCGGGGATCTCTTCGGGTACTACGGATCCGACTGGTGGATCTGACGGAGACATCTACTTCAAGATCATCAGTTAGAAGGCAGCGTGACCGACTGGACTAAAACCACCGGTTCAACCGGAACCATGCTGATCCGGGACACCGGTAGTGTTGTCGAGTTCTGGTTCAAAGCCGGTTATTCAAGTGACTGGTATAACGATCTTCAGTTTAGTTATACCGTTGACGGTAGTACGACAAACAAGTCGATCGACTACCCCACTGGGGCCGACTGGAAAAAGGTCGGTTCCGACACAGCAACATACAACCAAACCGTAACGTTCAAGCTCAAAACCGCTACCGGCATTTCCGGTATGGGCGGGCCCACGACGTTCACGCATACAGTCTCGCGGGACACCGTTCCCGGAGCACCGAGCACACCGAAGATCTCCGGAATCAAGGCAACTTCGGTTGTCGTTTCCTTCACGGACGGATCCAACGGCGGCGATGCGATCGATGCCCGGCAAATCAGATACGATAACAATTCTGATGCGTCGTCACCGTCCATTGTCAGCTCGGATGGTTCTACTACCATATCCGGTCTGTCCAGTAACACTACCTACTATTTCTGGGCGAGAACCCATAACTCTGTAGGCTGGGGACCTTGGTCCGGCAGAGCTAGCGCGAAAACGCAAGCTGTCCCGACCGCTCCAAGCGCACCGTTGTTGTCCAGTGTCACGGCAACTTCCGTAGACGTATCCTGGTCTGACAACAGTGACGGCGGTAGCCCAATCACCGCGCATCAAATCGGCTGGGGTACAAGCTCATCTGCCCCAACGTCGACAGTCTCGGCCAGTTCGCCGCAAGTGGTTACGGGCCTTACTCCGGGTACTACTTACTATATATTCGTCAGGGCTCAGAACTCTGTCGGATGGAGTGCTTGGTCAAAACCAACCAGCATGCGAACGGTCGCCGGTGCTTATATTCTCGTAGGCGCCGTGTATAAGCTGGCTGTTCCGTATGTCCGTGTCAGCGGTGTATGGAAACAAGCTGAAGCGTGGACTCGTAGCGCGGGGGTATGGAAGAGGACAACTTAAAAATACATCTCTCGTCATGGGGAATAGGGGAGGATATTTCGTGGACACTTGGTGGCAGGTGGTCCTAACGGCTGTTGTCTCGATCATATGTGCGACCCTAGGATCATCTGGTTTCTGGTCGTACAAGATGAGCAGGAACAAGACGCAGTCGGCGCAGATTCGGCTCATGATGGGGCTCGCCTACATCGAGTTGATGACTCTCGGATCCAACTACATCCAACGTGGCTCGATCACCAGGGACGAGTACGAGGACTACCGAAAGTACTTTTACGACCCGTACAAGGAACTTGGTGGCAATGGTGTAGCCGAGAGGATTATGGGGGCCGTCGAAAGTCTCCCCATCGCACCTTCTCGGAGATATGCCGAAGTAGCTGAGATACGCACTCGAGAAGGGGAGCACATCAACAATGCCCGAGTCGTCGCACGCCAAGACTAAGCCATTTCTTGGCGACGGTACATACAATATGCTGAAGAAGACTACAACTGTAGTCCTGCCTGCGGCCAGCACGCTATATTTTGCTCTGGCCCAGATTTGGCATCTTCCCAAGGCGGAAGAAGTCATCGGCACCATCGCGGCGGTAAACACGTTTCTCGGAGCTCTCCTCCACGTCTCAACGGTCTCGTACAACAAGAGTGACACGAAGTATGCCGGTGTCGTTCAGGTACAGGATCAACCAGACAAGAAGGTTCTCATCTTCAGCTTGAACGACAAGTCCAAGCCGATCGAACACCAGAACGAAGTCACGTTCAAGGTGGACACAGACACAGGTGAGACGCCCATCGTCGATCCTGAGGCCGACCCAATACGATGATCGACTAGTACCGCCTTTCACAGGGGTCGCAAGTTTTACAAGCGTTTAAGTGAGACCCCCTACGAAAGGAACCGCTTTGTTGCAGTCCCTGAAGTTCAAGAAGGCCGAACCGACGCCACTCGAGATCGAGATCGCGCGCCTGCACGACGTTCTGAAGAACATGAATCCCTATGAGAACAACTACGCAATCACGCTGGACCAGCTGACCAAGCTCCAGAAGCTCCACTTGGAAACCAACTCCAAGAGCCGAGTGAGCCCGGACACGCTGGCTGGCGTTGCGGCAAACCTCACGGGAATCCTGCTGATTCTGAACTACGAGCACGCGCACGTCTTCACCTCGAAGGCCGCCGCGTTCGTCTGGAAGACGATCAGGTAACAACTAGCCGACCGACGTAAGTCGTCAAAATGGGAGGCATGTAGACCCTAACACGGTTTACATGTCCTCTCATTTTTTGCCTCGCAAGTTTTACAGGGCTATGTATGAGACCCTATCTGAAAGGAACGTCATGAACCTGAAGAAGAAGTACGAAGACGCCAAGGCCGAGATCAAAAGGAACCCCTACATCCCGATCGCCT